GGGAGCCAAAAGTTTCATTTGACAAACTGGTTAAAAAGATGGTAGACTACGACCTTAATGAAGGGGGAGTCTAGAACTAAAGAGCAAAAAGCACTAGCTAAATTCATAGTTAGCAAACTTCTTCCTAACTTGCCAGCAAAACGCTGGGCGCAAGAGAGGAAGATGGCAAATCAACTTGTTGATAAGTTTCCACATAAAGAATTCTGGGAAACTTTCCCTGTTCAAGATAATGTTTGGACTCTATCTTGGTTTTTAAAAACAGACTTGGGTGGTTCATCACTGAATGACCACTCGATAATGTATAAAACTAAAAATCAAGAAGTTAAAAGTTACGATTTCAAGCAAGGCAAAATAGGTAAAGATTTTGAGCTAGATAAAAAACCTAAAAATCCATTAGACTTTTTTTAAATTATGTCGCCAAGAAAAAAACAAACAGCATCGGATGCTACTTCGTTAAGTCAAATTGAAGCTTACTTAGCTAACAATAAAGATGATCACTATAATTTTGAAGAAGTAAGAGACTACACAATTTCAAGCGGGAGTTTGCTTCTCGACATTGAAATGGGTGGAGGCATTAAACCTGGCGTTATTAGAGCCTCTGGCGTGACTGAAGGCGGCAAAACTTCCTGCGCTTTATCTTTCGCTAGAAATTTCCAACAGATGGAAAATTCTATGGTTATTTATATTAAGGCAGAGGGCAGATTATCTGACGATATGGTTGAACGCGCTGGGGTTGACAAGGATGAAAATAAGTTTTTTGTTTATAAATCTAATGTTTATGAGTCTGTGATTGATTTTATAAGGGGTTTAGTTAAAGATAACCCTTCGGACACTAGATACATGTTCATCATAGATTCTATGGACGCTTTGGTTCCCCGTGGTGATTTAGAAAAGAGTTCTGACGAAGCTATCAAAGTCGCAGGGGGTTCTCTTTTAAGCTCCAACTTTTTAAGAAACATGGCTCTTGCCCTAGCGAGTAAAGGCCATATTTGCTATATCATCTCTCAAATTAGAAGCACAATAAAACTTAACCCTTATGAAAAAGGCGACCCAAAAGTTACAAATGCTTCAGGTGGCAATGCGATTCTCCACTATAGTGATTGGATTCTTGAGTTTCAGCCTAGATTCAATAAAGATGTAATTTCAACAGAGCCAAACGGCAAAGGCAAACTGCTTGGACATAAGTGTAAAATCATTTTCAGAAAGACCTCTAATGAGAAAACTGGCACTCATGTGGAATACCCAATTAGATATGGCAGGATTGGCGGTAAAAGTGTTTGGCTTGAGTACGAAATTGTAGACATGCTCCTTCAATGGCAAATGGCTACCGCAAAAGGAGCGTGGGTGACTATTAGTGATGAACTAGTCGAAGAGGTTCAAGAAAAAACTAAAGAAGAATTTAAAAAACAACACCAAGGTATTGATAAACTCAGGGTGTATTTTGAAGAGAATCCAAAAATTTCAGAGTATCTGTATAAAAAGTTTTTGGATGTCTTGAAAAAAGCCTAATGAGGTTGTATAATATATATGGTAAGCTTGTTTACAAAAATGTAAGAAGCAAAAAGATAAATTGGTCTGGTAAAAGCAGATCAAAACTCCAAAAGTCCGTCAAAGACTTTCTTAGTGATTACTGGGGCAATCACATAGTTTATGAAGAGTTCCCTGTTTACGGAACTAGGATGGCTGTTGATATTTTAAACGCCACCAAAAAGATAGCAATTGAAGTAAACGGCAACCAGCATGATAACTACGTTAAGTTTTTTCATGGTTCGCGAAGTGGCTATCTAAAATCAATTAAAAGAGACGTTGAAAAAGCTAATTGGTTGGAGCAAAACGACTTCACCTTAATAGAGCTTAATGAAAAAGACGTAGAAAAACTTTCACCAGAATACATAGAAAGAGAATTCGGAATAAAAATAACATGAACGGAAAATACGATGTAGAAAATCTCAAGTCTTTGAGGCTTGAAAAACAAGCACTAGGGTTCTTACTCAAATCGGAGGAAAACCTAAAAGTGTATTACGAGGTAAGCAGACTGCTTACGGATTCTTGCTTTGCTGATAAGTATAACAAGCAAATTTTTAATGTAATTAAAACACTTTTAAATTCTCAGCAAACAGTAAACACGGTTACGGTAGCTCAAAAACTCTCTGAGTGTGGAATCTCACATAAAGATGGTAATGACATAGATAATTATCTAGACGCAGTTAGCTTCACTCAGATAAACAGAGACGGATTTTTAGAATGCTGCAAAGACTTGTACAAGTTACATTTAAGAAGAGAAATTTTTCTTAAATCTAAAGAAATTGCTGTAGATCAATTCTCAAACCCAGATCAATCTCCGTTTGAAAGAATTGGTGAGATGTCTAAAAAGTTTGACGAATTAAGAGTCAATACAATTGAAGATGAAAAACCAACATTCATTCTTGATGGCTTAGTAGATCACGTTAAAGAGAGAGCAAACAATCCACAACAAGTTAGCGGAATACCTTGGCCGTACAAAGAGTTGAATGATGCCTGTGGTGGACTCAGAAACAGCGATCTACATATGATTATAGCTGCATCTGGAGCGGGTAAAACTACACTACTTATGGATGTTGGCCTAAAAGTTGCCTTACAAGGCATTCATGTAATTTACCTTAACACAGAAATGACAGACGACCAAATGAGAGACCGTTTGGTTGGTATGCTTACAAAGATTGAACCTATTTTGATTTCAACTGGACAAATTAGGCATGAAGCAGTTGAGTATAATAAATTCGTAGACAAAGAAAAAGAGATGATGGACATTCAGCAGAAAGTGGGTGAGTATCTCATACACAAGGAAGCTGAGTATATGTCCACTGAAGAGATGAAGTCTTATGTAAAATATATTTACAATAAGTACGTGGGCAAAGGTAATCCCTGTTTGATTATCCATGACTATCTTAAAATTAGCGATGAAAAAACATCAAGCCACAATCAAGAATATCAGATTATTAGAAACAAAACTAATGAATTAAAACGTCTTGCTTCTGATTTAAAGTGTCCCGTTTTGACTGCGATGCAGACAAATAGAAGGCCAGATGATGATACTCTTTCGCTTAAAGACGCTTTGAAAGTCGATTCAACAGCTATGGCAATGTCCCACAGCGCATCTTGGGTTACTTCTTTCTTAGCATTCTACAAAGCAAAAGATCAACGAGAAAGAGAGCTTGACGGCCCAGAGTTTGGTACTCACAAATTAGTGCCATTAAAAATTAGATCGTGGGGCTTGGGCGGTATACAGTACGAAGCTCCCCTCAGAAGAGAAACCCCTGACGGAGTTTTCTATCAGAAAAATCAAATTAATCTGGAACGAGGTGTTTTTACTCTAGAAGCTAGAGGTACACTCAGAACTATTATTAATAGGTTTGATATCCAAGGTAATGATATTTCAGAAGAGTTTGAAGAAGATGAATCTAATAATGCTGAAGTTGTAGAGCATGAATTAGAAAGTGACGATGACGGCACATTATAATGTCTGAATTTAATACTCATAGACAAATAAAAGATATATTACTGAATTTAGGGTTCAGTAACATAAATGAATTGGCTAGAGAATACAGAGCTAAACCTATTTACAGGGACTCTGATAGCTCCAATTCAATGTCTGTTAAAAAAGACACTGGCTATTTTGTAGATTACGCTAGAGGCATACAAGGGCCGCTTGAGAAGCTAGTCCAGCTTTGCTTAAACTGCTCTATAGAAGATGCAAAAAAATGGCTTGAATCAGAGCAGGGTTTTGAAATCAAAAAAAGGCATGTGTTCGACATTCCCGATAAAGTTTACAAAACTCTTTCTCAAGACGCTTTCGATAACGTAATCAAAGACAACTCTTACTGGGTGAATAGGGGTATAGAAGAATCAGTCATAGATATATTCGAGGGGGGAGTCTTTGAATCTGGCAAGATGAAAAACAGATTCACCTTCCCAATTTATGATTTAAATAAAAAACTCATTGGTGTTTCTGGACGCTTTATCCATGAAATAAAACCAAACTCTAAAGTCCCTAAATGGAAACATATTGGGGAAAAATCTAAATGGCAATACCCCGCCTATTTTAATCAAAAATACATTCAAGAAAGCAACCAAGTAATAATCGTTGAAAGCATTGGCGATATGCTTTCTCTTTGGAATGCTGGAATCAAAAACACTTTAGTTAGTTTTGGTTTAGATGTAAGCTTCTCTTTAGTAAATACAATCATCAAGAATGATGTTAGTCAAATTATACTCTCATTTAACAACGATGCTAATCTAGCGGGTAACACCGCAGCAGAGAAATCTAACAAAAAGCTTTTAAAGTTTTTTGACAAAGATCAAATCAAGGTTGTTTTCCCAGACAAGAATGACTTTGGAGAAATGTCAACGGAAGAAATTTTAGGATGGAAAAAAAAGATAAAGTAGAAAAAATATTATCCGCATCTAGGATAAAAAATTTAGAATCTTGCTACTGGTCTTACTGGTGCAAATATCACCTCAAGCTCCCCGAAAAAAACAATGAGGGTGCGATGCGTGGTTCTATTTGTCACTTGGTTTTTGAGCTTATCCAACTCAAAAAACATAAAAAGCATTTTAAATTAATAGTGAAAGAAAACCGCATAGAAGGTTCTCCTGCGGTTACTCGACTTATTAATAAACATTTAAACGCTTACGGAATTAACAATCAAGAGAATTATGAAATGATCAATGATATGATTCTTGTTGGTTTGAATGATGATTTTTACTGTAAGGGTTCAAAACTTTTAGACCCTGAGTATGAGTTCTTAATGAAAAGCGAAGACCCGCCCTATCAAGTTCGCGGTTTCATTGATAAAGCAGCACAATACACAAAAAAGAAAGAAATGCTTATCAAAGACTATAAATCTAGCAAAAAGAAATTTGAAGGTGACGATATTACCTCAAATATTCAAGCTATGATTTACAGCTTGGTAGCCAAAAAGACTTGGCCAAAATTTAAGCCTTTTGTTGAGTTTTGTTTTTTGAGATTTCCAAAAGAGCCAATACAAAAAGTTCAATTCTCAGATACAGAGCTTGATGGCTTAGAACATTATCTTTCTTACGTTTATAAAATAATAAATAACTTCACAGAAGAGACAGCAAAAGAAAATTATGCTGCCGATAAACCCATACCGAAAAAGGGTTTCAAAGGAGCTTTGAATTGTGGATTCGCGAAATATAAAGGGCAGCTTAAAAAAGATGGCTCTCCAATGTGGCATTGTTCTTTTAAATTTGATTTTGAGTATTATGCTATTGTAGATGAAGATGGAAGCGTAGTAAAAACTGCTTTTGAAGAAAACGAACTTGAGCCTAAAGATGGTGAAAAGATTATTAAAAAGAAATATGACGGATGCCCAAGACATCAAAAAAACCCACAAACTGAAAGTGGTTTTGGTTTTTAAAAAAAGTTCTTGAATACACAATATTTAATGCTAAACTAATTTCATGGTTTTACCTTTATTCAAAAGTCACTATTCTCTCGGTAGAAGCATACTTACACTAGAAAAAAAAGAAAAGCAGCTTGTTAACGGCTCAGATTCAATTGTTGACATCTGCCTAAAAAATCAAATCAAAGATTTTTATCTTGTTGAAGACAACATGGGTAGCTTTCTTCAAGCCTACCACAGCACCAAAGACGAAGATTTAAGTTTTAGGTTTGGTCTTAGAATTACAGTTTGCCAACACAAGGCAGTTAAAAACAAAGACTCAATCAAAACTAATTGCAAATACATTATCTTTGCTAAAAATGTAGATGGCTATAAAAATCTAATTAAAATATATAGTGATGCAGCTACAGAAGGTTTTTACTACGAGCCTAGAACTGATTTCGCTACACTCAGAAGACTTTGGGATGATGACTGCTTGTATTTAGCAATCCCATTCTATGATTCATTCTTATTTAAGAATACGTTTGATTACGGTTCAGAATGTATTCCTGAGTTTGATTTTACTCAGCCAATTTTCCTGCAAGAAAGCAATGGATTGTTTTTTGATCCGATCTTAAAAGACAAGATAAAAAGCTTTTCGGATGGCAAATATGAAACTCAAGATGCCAAAAGCATTTATTACAAAAACAAAGATGATTTCATGGCGTATCTTACTTTTAGATGCATTGACAAACGAACAACTTGGGAGATGCCAAACTTAGAAAACCTTCACAGTGATGAATTTAGCTTTGAAAGCTGGAAGGAGGCAGTATAATGGATTCTCATTTGCTTAGATTTCAAGAAGACAAAAAATTCTGCTTTATTGATTTTGAAACAGAAAATCTATGCCTTAATTTTAGGGGAAACAGACCTTGGCAGGTCGCCCTTTTAGAATGCAGTGGCTCCAATAAAATTAATGAGCATGACTTGGTAATCGAATGGGAAAGAGAGATCAATGTAAGTGACGGTGCTGCTAGAATCACAAGATTTAGCATTGATAAATACGATAAGCTAAAAGTTAATTATAAAGAAGTTTTCCCCATTATGGAGAGGTGCTTGGAAGATTGTGATTATATTGTCGGTCACAACATCCTTGGATTTGACGCCCCACTCATAGCCGAATACTACAAAATGATGGGCAAAGATGCGACTCACTTATATAATAAATTTATTGATACGTTTTGCCTGTCGAAAGCATTTAAGCTGG